AATGGTCTTGAAGTTATAGAGGCTAGACGGACCACCGACTATACAGTTACTCAGGCATATATTGATCAACCTGGTGGCAATATGGCAGCTGTTCCAGATATGAGCCTGACAGTTAATACACTAGAGGGAGAACGAGTACAAGTTTCTTTTGTAGGATCATATAGAACCTCTGCTGGTAGTGCGGCTAACGATTTGATGATAGGTTATCAAGTAGATAGTGATACGGCCATACCTGGTGGTTATTCAGCCAACCAGACCACTGAAGCAAATAATGTTAGCTTCACGACTATGACTACTCCACTATCTGCAGGACAACACACCATTAAATTAGTAGCGTCCTCTACTACTGCGACAGATCCTAGTCTACTTGGATTGGGTGGCTTATCTAATGGGACAGATTGTTTATTCCAGGTTATTAGAACCAAGTCCTTTGGTATTGGTACAGGTACTATTGTCACAGAGGATGCTGTTGGTGCCAATATTGCCAACCAAAGTTCTTCTGGTGTGTGGAGTGATGTGGGTCCGACAGTTGATATTACTACTGCTTTTGATGACGAAATTGTATTAGTATCATGGAACGGTGAATATAGACGAGAGAGTGGTACGGCAGGCGTACACATTAAGCTATCCATTAAAGTAGATAGTGATGCAGAGATTGTAACACACAGGGCTCTTAAAGCTTATACTACTGCCTACAATCAAAATGGTTCATTTGCTATACCTATCACTATTGCTACAGCTGGCACACACACAATCAAGCTGAGGTATTATACTAGTGACACCACACTGTGGGATGTCCAAGATTCACTTGGTGTAGATGCTGGGGAGCCAGGTCTAAAAGTTACACAATTTCGTGGTGGATTAATACCCGTTAAGAATAATGATCTTGAGATAGTAGATAAGCCTTCAGCTCTTAATTTTGTAGGTGCCCTGGTCGAGGCAGATGGAACAGAAGCGAAGGTAACCTTCCCGAATGCAGCTCTGGGTGGATATATGGAGCAAATTGACTTTACTCCTACTCCGAGTACAAACTATACAAGTGCTACACTGATCGACTTAGTCGGTACTATAGATACAACCTTTACCACTCCAGTAAGTGGCCCTCATTTATTTACTCTTCTTACTCGATCTAGTGCAGCTACGGCTCAAGCTGTGGGTGCTTTCGCTGTTAGAATTGATGACACAACGGACTATGAATTTAAATCATCCTTAGTCAGAGAAACGAGTGATGGTACAGGAGACGCAACATTATCACTCATTGTTGATCTCCCTGCAGGCGAACACACCGTAAGACTTAGGGTACGTAGAACTAGTGGTTCGGGTAGCTTCCGTGTTACAGGGGGTCCATTCCCACTTATCATCTCAGCTCAAGGCTCAGGTATCAACGGTTTAGAGGTTCAAGAGGTTGCACTTGCAAGTGACTTTACTGTAGTACAGGCATATTCTGCAGTACCAGGTGCAGGCATGGCTCCAATTACAGGGCTAACACTTACAGTTAATACTCTAGAAAATGAATATGTAGAACTAAACTTTAATGGTGTTGTTGAGCTTCCTTCGGCCAGCGCCCAAGACCTTATACTGGGTTATGATATAGATGCGGGTACCCCTATTGTAACTGTCAATCTTTGGGATGAGAAAAACGACGCTATCGGTTTCAGAAAGATGATAGGTCCACTATCAAATGGCTCACACACTATTAGAATAACAGCATCAAGTTCTGGTGGTGCAGCTGATCCTATTATTAAAGGAACAGCTCTTACTGCCAACACAACCATGCAGATTGTTCGCTATAAAACCCTTAATGTAGGTGCAGCAGAACAATATGTAGATCGAGGAGATCCAGCCGGGTATGATTTTACTGAAGGAGATTTTACAAAAGACACTGCATGGCATGATTTAGATCTTTCGGGAATTGTGCCAGCAGAAGCGGCTAGTAAGCGAGTCTTTATTAGATTGCTTATTGCGTCTTCCTCCGGCGCTGGTAATGTTAATTTTAGGACAAAAGGACAAACAAATGCATATGATGGAGATGGACTAACTTGTCCAGCAGATTCCGTTGTTCGCAGAACCACTGCCATTGTTGAGTGCGATGCTGATAGATTTGTTCAATATAAAGTAGACAGTGGTGCGACATTTACAGCTATTAATGTTCTTGTTCGTGGTTGGATGGTGCCTGGTGGTGGTATAGAGATTCCAATCCAGGAAGAGGGCTCAAATATTTTAACCGCACCTTCAGCAATTAATTTTGTTGGAGCAGGTGCAACAGTTACAGATGTAGGCGGCGTAGCTACTGTCACTATCCCTAGCGGTGGCGGCGGTAGTGATATTGAAGTAGACGACGAGGGAAGTCCCCTTACTACAGCTGTTACTAAATTCAATTTCGCTGGAGCAGGTGTCACAGTCACAGAACCAGTTACAGATGAGGTCTTAGTAACGATTCCTGGTGGCGGTGGAGACTTTCTAAGTTTAACTGATACACCAGCCGACTTTACTGATGATGCAGGAAAAATCGTAAGAGTTAATGATACTGAAGATGCGTTAGAATTTGTACAACAACCGAACGGTGCACTAGGTGGATATGTTGAAAAGCTTACATTTGGGACATCGGGCAATACAACAAGCACCACATTTGTAGATATTACTAGTGCAGTTAATCAAACGATTACCACCCCAGTGAGTGGACCACATTTAATCCTTCTCTCTCCTTCTCTTTATCTAAGTACAGAGATTACCGCTACGGCAGAGATTGGTATAGTTGTTGATGATGGGGCTGCTCAATCAATGGGCACAATAAATCTCAACAACACGGGTGAATGGTATCGAAGAACAATATATGCTGTTGTTGATCTGGCAGCGGGTTCTCATACTATTAGACCACAATGGAAAGCGAACAGTGCAGGCGCTTCCGTTCTTGTTGCTGGTACGAGTTGGCCAATGGTTATTCAGGCCCAAGGTTCAGGTATCAATGGGTTAGAGGTTATAGAAGCTACACGTGGTGCAGATTTTACCGTAACAGCTGTTTACGCAGATGTACCCGGTGTAGGGATGGAACCAATTACAGATTTATCTGCTACTATTAATACTTTAGAGAATGAACAGATAGAAATTAAATTTAATGGTGTCGCGTATTTAACAAGTAGCACAGATATATATATTGGTTATAGAATTGATAGTGGAACTCCTATTATAGTTAATGATGCGTGGAACGCCAATGTCAGTGATGGCACTATAAGTTTTTCTGTATTTACAGATCCGCTTTCAGCCGGACAACATACAATTGATTTAACCGCCTCTAGTTCTGGTGGGGGAGATCCTATCGTCCGTGGTGATACAGCAAACAACCATAGTTGTAAGATGCAATTGATTCGTCATAAATCCTTTGGCATTGGTGCTGGCACAATTATTACAGAAGATATACTTACCTCTAACTTTGTACCCACTACCCACACTACATGGTATGACACAGGTCTAGAAGTTACCTTTAATGCTATAGAAGGTGAAAGAGTAACTATGGATGGTGCCGCACATGTAAGTACAGGTTCTGGTTCTCTGCTTTATCAGGTAAGATACCAACTTGATGGTGTCACCGACTCACCCTTCATGTATCACAATGATAGCACAAGTAGTCAGCGTAAATGGAGTGCATTACCATGGGTAACTCCAGCTTTATCAGCAGGTGAACATACTGTTAAGTTAAGAATGTACTATGTTTCTGGTTCAGCTCAACCTACCTTGAGAGATGGTAGCCTTGGTGGTCCTTCTTGGATTGCTGCGACTCAGCATCGTGGTGGGTTAATTCCAATCAAAGACGATGGTCTGGAGATAGTCGAAAAACCTTCAGCACTTAATTTTGTTGGTGCACAGGTCGAGGCAGATGGAACTGAAGCGAAAGTTACATTTCCAAACGCGGCGCTTGGTGGGTATATGGAAAATATTATCGAAAGATATCCATCCGGCAATGATGACGATACAAGCACATCGTATGCAACAATGACAGGAACCACACAGCAGACCATTACTACCCCAGTTAGTGGTTCACATCTATTTGAATTATCGACTGGTGGATATATAACATCTGCTGCTAGTGTCGGCTACTATAGAGTTATTATAGATAAAGGTACAGCCAGTGAAATAATCATAGGTGATACAGATACGTGGCGTATGTATACTGCTACGGCATCGGCACATGAGCGTGCTACATTCAGGGGCTTTGCTAATTTAGCCAGTGGTGAACATACGGTTGATTTAGAAGTAAAGGTATCGGTTGTTGGTATAAGACGTAATGCCAATATTCCAACCTTCCTAACAGTCTCAGCTCAGGGCACAGGTATTAATGGTCTCGAAATACAAGAAGCTACTATCGCTACTGAGTATACTGTAACAGGAAGTAATACTGTTCCAGTAGCTATTACTGGATTGTCTGTCGATGTCAATACACTTGAAGGAGAATATGTAGAACTTAAATTTATAGGTAGTTTACACTTAAGCGCATCTGGTACTGATGATTTTACTATACACTATCAAATTGATGCTGACCCTACAGTAGTACTGCACTATGAATTAGATCGACAGAACAATACTGTACAAGGGTTATATGTCACTAAGATGATTGGTCCATTTACGGCGGGGCAACATACCGTTAAATTGTTGGCAGGGCAGTCTGCCGGTTCAGCAAAACTTTATGGTACAGATACCACAGCCACTGACGCAAGGATGCAAGTTGTTCGATATAAATCCTTTGGTATTGGCGCTGGCACAATTGTCACAGAAGATACACTAGCTACAGATGTCACTATTTCTACATCAGGCCCGACATATATGGACACTGGTCTAGAGGTCACCATTGATACTATTGCTGATGAACAGGTACACTTAGTCTTTACTGGCGTTGGTCGACCTACTGGTTCTACTATTTTAGGTATGTTGGTTAAATTTGAAATTGACGGAACTACTGATTCTCCAATTTTATATAACTATAATAATGTAGGTACTCAAGCTAGAAAAGGCTTAACTCACTCCTGGGTAACACCTGCTCTCACAGCGGGTCAACATACAATTAAAGTACAGGCAGCCTATTCTATAGGCACTTGGTATTTATCGGGTGCAAACTATGTAGCTGGTTTTGTTCCAACACTACAAGCCATTCAGCATCGCGGTGGACTCATTCCAGTACAGGACGACGGAGTAGATATTGTAGATAAACCATCTGCTCTTAACTTCGCAGGCTCTGGAGTGGTAGTCACACAATCGGGCAGTAAAGCATTGATTACTATCCCTGGTGGCGGAACCGATTTCACTGATGATACATTTAGAGTCCAAGACAATGGGGACAACACAAAAGAAATAGCCTTTGAGGCATCCGGCATTACCACTAGTACAGTACGTACAGTATCTATGCCAGATAAGGACATCGATCTAGGTGATGTCAATACGCCAGAGTTTACTAGGCAGATAGCAGGAAGTAGCACAAATACGGATGGGTCTACAATCGTAGGGTGTACTGCTGCAGGTATTACAATTACATTAAGAACAGCGGACACAATACTTGGTAAGATTATTACCATAAAAGATGAATCTGGTGGTGCCGCAGCTAGCAATATTACCATAGCCACAGAAGTAGCCCAAACCATTGATGGAGCAGCTTCACTTCCTATCACTGTAAACTACGGTTCAATGAGACTGTATAGTGATGGAACCAACTGGTTTAGCATTTAAGGAGAGACTATGTCTGATGCCAATTATAATTTAACCGATGCAAAAGTACTGACAGAATTAGAAGGTCTTAATGGTGGGGTAGGTGGCTATCTAGAACACCTCGCATTTGATGCATCACCAACCAGTACTACTAGTGCAACTTTTGTTGATGTGGCGGGTATGCCAAATCAAACCTTTACAACGCCAGTCTCTGGACCTCACAACTTTATATTTACTGCAGATTTTTATGCCGCTACTTCCGGAGCAGGAGCAGGATTCCAACTTCTTATTGATGATTCTATTATTGTTTCGTTAGGTGCATTTTATCATAATGCTACCTCTAATCATGATAGATCAACCTTCATAAATAATATTGACCTTACAGCTGGTGAGCACACGATCCGACCCCAATGGAAACGTAGTTCTGGATCAGGAACCCCCACATTTGATGCGACCTATGGGTGGACACTAGATATTCAAGCTCAAGGAGCTGGCATTAACGGTCTAGAAGTAATCGAGGATAGACTAGATATAGATTTCACTGTTACGGCAGCATATATTGACCAACCGGGTAGTAATATGGCACAGGTTTCTACTGTACAGTGTGTGGTCAATACTCTAGAGGGTGAACGCGTACAAGTATCTTATAATGGTAGTGTTAGTATACCTGCCACTTATGATGTTGTGTTCGGTTATCAAGTTGATAGTGATACCCCAGTAGAGACTGGATATCACAATGGGGATACAACTGCAGGTACGGGTTTCCCATGTGATTTCACAACAATGACAGCGCCGCTTTCAGCTGGTCAACATACGATTAAGCTAGTTGCCGTAAGTGGTGTAGGTGATGCCGTATTTTTGGGAGCCGTCGCAAATAACTATAAAGATAATGCATTCCAAGTTACTCGTTTTAAATCTCTTGGCATTGGCGCTGGCACTATTGTAACTAAAGATGACCTTGGGTCATCTAGTACCACTATTAATTCTGCTACAGTTGCCGACACAGGGCTTGAAGTTACTATTAATACAATAGAGGGTGAAGAAGTGATGTTTAATTTTTCAGGTGTAGCTCAGTATATTAGTTCTTCTGGTGGATTAGATGGGTTCTTTTTCTTTTTACAGGTAGATGGCGGCACAGACGACAAAGTATATCTTATTAATGATTCTGGAGACTCATTATTTAGCATATATAATGCTAGTTTTGCCCAAGCTATAAATTTTGTCACAGCAGGTTCACATACGATTAAACTCAGAGCGTCATGTACTGCTAGTTCTAGTTGGAGCGTTCGAAGTAATGGTACAGATACAATAGCGAGATTCCAAGCCACCCAACATCGCGGTGGTCTTATTCCTATTAAAGACGAGGGTACAGAGATCGTTGAAAAACCCAGTGCTCTTAATTTCGTTGGTGCACTTGTAGAGGCAGATGGAACAGAAGCAAAAGTAACATTTCCAAACGCAGCACTGGGTGGGTATATGGAAAAGCTTTCATTTGTAGCCACTACCACCAGTACCTCTACTAGCTTTGTAGATATTACAGGTATGCCCAATCAGACATTCACAACACCAGTTAGTGGTCCACATTTAATCCAGTTCACAGTATCTACTTATGCAGGAACCGCCTATACAGTTCTTGAGGCAGGAGCCGTTATTGATGATGGCACAGTTCAATCTATGGGTGTTTCTAGTGTTGGCGATACAAGTGTTTACCACAATAATACTGTTAGCTTACTTGTAGATCTAGCAGCTGGTGAACACACCATACGTCCACAATGGAAGAGGATTGATGGCACCGGAACAATGCTTGTACATACCTCTGTACCATGGACATGTACTATCTTGGCTCAAGGTTCGGGCATCAATGGATTAGAAGTAGAAGAAACAGTTCTAGCATCTGACCACACTATTACAGATACGTTTGTAGCTGCAGAGGGTGGTGGTATGACAGATGTAACAGGTCTAAGCGCTACAGTTAATACAGTGGAAGGTGAACGTGTACAGGTTACCTTTGAGGGCTCATGGTTTGTGCCTGATGCCACAGATAATGGTATTGTATATGGATATCAGGTTGACTCCAGCACACCAATAGTAGTGGGGTATGATTTAAATAGAGAATCGACAGCAGTTGCACTGGTTGGTTTTACTCTCATGACTCCAGCCCTATCAGCTGGCTCGCATACTATTAAGATCAAAGCTAGCAGGATATCCGGCAGTACATCACCAAAAATTTTGGCTAAGGGCGGGTCTTACGGCTTCTATGTCAACAGTAAAATGCAAGTCACTAGATTTACATCCCAAGAACGAGAAATAGTTGTTGCTAAATATACCAATGGTGCTGGCACCACTATCACCAACAACTTGCTAACTATTCTTGACTTCCCCACAAAAGAGATTGATACACATGATGCCGTTACTACTGGTGGTAGTTGGGTGTTTACTGCTCCCACCGCTGGATACTATAGAATATCTTCAAACGTAGTTATGGATGTTCTTGCTTGGGGAGAGGCCGGGTTTACATGGTTGGTTGTATATAAGAATGGTGCTGAACATACTTCATTAGATCTTAATGTTAAAGGTACCGCCACAGCCACAAATACCGGGGCTGGTGGAACAACTATTATAGAGATGGCAGCAGGAGATACCCTACAAGTCAGGATATATATTAATGGGGGTAGCGACACAGATCTAACAGCTCTTGCCAACAGAAACACAGTGTCTATTAACCTTATTGGAGGAACACTGCCAGCCGCTGAGAGCTGGACCTCATTTGTACCAACAGGGTCTTGGGTTAGCAATGCCACTTATACAGGGTTCTATAGGAAGATTGGGGATACCTTAGAATGTCGAGTTCAAGTTGCGTGTACTGGAGCCCCCACAGCAGCAACATTAACAATCAATTTACCAGGGGGATATACTATAGATACATCTAAGTTATTATCCACCACCGTTAGTGAGGGTAATTTTGGTGAGGTACGTGTCTTAGATGTCGGAGTAACTGCATATGCCCCAGGTACATGTAGCTATAATGATACAACCTCTGTACTGCCACTGGGCGGAATAGCGGGTAGTCCAGGACTAAATATTATATCCAATACTATCCCCTTGACCTTTGCTTCTGGAGATAAAATTTGGGCAAACTTTAGCGTACCAGTACTATAAAACATAGGCTATAAAACATAGCCACAAAAAGAAAAGCCCTAGGTATCCGTTATGGACGCCTAGGGCTTTATTTGTTTTACACGTATAAAGTTATTTTAAATCATCATCTTTTACTGCAGTAACTCCCAAATTCCGTGGTACATGAAGAGACTTGAATTTCCTGTCATCAATATGTACTACTGAGCCTGAATAGGGTTTACCATATATCACATCGTGATATTTAAATCCATGCTTCTTAAGCATCTGTTCTGTAATTTCTTTATCTACCGCTAAGCGAGAGGTAAAGAAGAATATACCGTAACCTTCATCATACTTTTTGTTAACCCATTCCACCGCCCCTGGTATGGCCCCAGGTATATCATGATTAATAACAGTTCCATCTATATCAATCATCAGGGCTCTGTCATAGTACGGTGGGTTTGTAATGCCGTAGATCATAGTCTAGTTCATGTATTCTAATGTAATAGAGGGCTTAAATCCTTTAAGAGCCTCTGTAACTTTGGCTCCAAATTCTACTTCTAATCGCCCCTGAACCTGACCAGTCTTATCTTCTCTAATTTCATATGTGAATCCTACGAAGTCTCTCTTGGCCTTAGTTGCAGCAACAAAGATAGCAGCAATTTCTTCATAAGAACGAAGGTGCAAGTCTGCAATACCTCCGATGTTAACAAGCTCAGTTTTGGTTCCTTTAAATTCACCAAGCTTAAAGTTAAACTTACTTACGAATGGACGGCTTCTTAATACCGTCATAAACATTGCTTTCTTTTGCTCTTCTGTTGACTTTAATGCACCTTGAAGACCAGGCAGATCCTCCATAACTTCACTGGTTAGGCTCTTAGCTATCGGTGCTTCTTGCGAAACAATGTCAGCCTGAGTCTTAGTTATCCCTTTCATGTTGCTCATTATGAATTCTCCTTAATTTGTCTAACGCACTCTTAAGGTGCGTATGAATAGTATTCTTGGACCTACCAAATTTTTTAGCCATGTCCCTAATACTCATTTCTTCTTTATAGTTTAAGTAAATCAGATACCGCTCATAAGAAGAAAGGTTAGAAAACATCCCCTCCCCCTCTTGGAAGACCCATTTTAAGTCTAGCTCTAGGCCTAATCCATCGTTAACAATGGTATCATTTGCGGTCGGTTGTACTTGACCAGTGTTGCGTTCTAAAATATCTTCTACAATCTCAATGTTGGTGAACACTCCAGACAATGGATCGGATGCCATTTCCATCAGCCATGATTTGACGCTCCATCTAAACAATTTCGTTAGATATCGGGTAAAATTAATACCCTCTTGCGGCTGGTACTCATTCAACAATTCCATAAAAATCATACACAATTGATTATATATATCATCGGGTTCTAAGTTGTTGCATATTGTCTTAACATAGTTCCGAATACTTACCACGCTGTATGGATTGCGATCTTCGGTAGATAAGAACAACTGCAAAAACTCTTTTGTATCTCTGTTGCGTACGTCTATCTTGGAACCACATAAGATCTCAACATATTTCATAAAGTATTTGTGCCAGGCCTTAAGAAGGGTTGAAAGGGCTTCCTCTCGATCCTCATCTTTGCCATTGAGGTAAGTGTTAACCAGTGCGTCTACTTCTTTAAGCTCAAGAACTGGTAACTTTGTCGTTTTATATAGATGATCTAATTTTCGTCCCACTCTGCGTCTCTCGTTTCCCATAGAGTAATTTCTACTCGTGGATCTTCTCTATCTAATCTGCGATGTATAACCATATCATGTATCTGGAAGTCATCATGGTACACAGTCTCATTAAGAGCATCCGTAGTGGTCTTAGGTAGGTTCGGTAAATCTTTGCGTCTTTTACAACCCACATAATACCAAATTTCCATTATAATAAACCCCTTAAGTCTCTTTAACCTTGCTTTCTTTACTGCCGCTGTGGCAGCTTTTTGAAGTTCCTTCTCGTAGTCTTGAACTTTCTTAGGTATGTAGGCCCTGCCTCGACCAAAGAATGTCTGATTAGACTTAGTGAGTGGTTCCGACCTATAAGTTAATCTTAACACAGGTTTATTCTTTTGTCTATACCATAAGGTGTCCATATTATGCCTTTAAAAACAATGACTTCTCGGCCTCTCTGCGTAAAGTTAGTCCCCTATATACCTTACCAGCTGCACGATTCCATCGGGGAAATTCATTGGATGCACCCACTAGATCCCCAGCATTTACCTTCTTTAAGAGCGTAGATCGGCTCAGGTTGGTTAATCCGCAGTTATATGAGAAGGAGACTAGGGCAGCGAACTGATTGTCGCTCACGGGGCTTTTAACGCGTGCTAAGACACCTTTCTCGAAGCGTCCCAGGTCTTTTCTTAGTAGACCTTCAGCCTCTGCCTCGGTAATTACCAGGCCCGGCTTCACATCAGAACCAGTATGGCCATATCCAATAGTCCAAGGATCTCCACCTGTTGCAGGGTCAGGATAAGCCTTCAGTTCAAGACCCTCCCATCGTTTAATCAAGTTTACACCTTCCTGATTAGTCGTTCTTTTTTTTGAGTTGTTTTGCGCGTTCATATTGTTTCTTTCTGTATTCTCTTTGTCGTTCTTTGATTCCATTGGCTTCAGACCACTGTCTGCTGATCTCTTTGGCTCGCTGGTACCATTTTCTTTGGGGACTTTCTGGAAGAGTTTCTTCCACATCGTGGCTATAAAATTCATGATTTGCAATCCTTTCTATGATTAGCTCGACAGTTGGAACCTCGTCATATTTAACTATTATATATGCATAGCCTGCTTTTTGGGCTGCTTCTTGTTTCTTTGCATCTCTGACCACTTGGCCTTCATAATTCTCTCTAGCTGCCTCTTCGGTAATGCCACCAAATCTTACAGGTTTATAGTGTTGCTTACCGTGGCACTCAACAATAGCACGAAAGGGATCCAATATGACCCAGTCAAATTTTTCGCGACCGGAGTCGAAGTAGCGGCTGATCCTATTAACAGGATATTCCTGGTAAATTGTAGCGTGTTCGAAGACCGGATTCTTAAGCAGTATATCGCCAACAGCCCTATGTAATAGGCTGGCTGACTTACGATATCCCTGTTTTAATCTTGCGTTAGACATTCTTTTATTTGTCCTATAATTTTAGGAAGGTCATTTTCTTTGATCTCGGATAACATACATCCCTCTGGTGTTTCAGACCCAATTCCATGAAAATACATAACAACAGTACTAGAACCGTGGTCCATCTGTACGTGGGAGATGCGAATTTTATTCTTAAATAAGTATGCCTCTAGAAAAGGTATACTTACTCTAAGGCCAACTTTTTTAACCATCTTTATGCACCATGATATCCAATCCCGCTTCCTTGAGTGTCATTGCCAGGTCGTTCCATAAGTTGTCGTCATCAATAGCCTCCATACGACCACCAGTTATTTCCTCTATATATGTCTTATGTGTACATTGGTCTACAAAATAGATAAACTCACGCAAGCTATGCTGTATGCTAGCGAGGTGAACATACCTACCCTTAGTACCTGGTAGTGGATACCTATTTTTGTTCAGTATCTTGAACCGCATCTTCCGTAGCTATCCCTTCGCTGATAGGTTCTGTAATATCACTAATGGCTTCGGCATACTTTTTTTCTTCGAGTCTTGTGGGATTGTTAAGCATCACCCTGGGTTCTATCATAATACTACAACGAGCACATCGTAACATTACAAAATCACCTTGAGTGAGAGGAGGTACACTCTGCCCAATAACAATCTGCTGCTCACTGATAAACTGGTTAACACGGACTGATTCAAACCATGTACAGCCACATTCACACTCATAGATCTCTTTGTTTACATCTGCCTTCAGTGCCGCATTCTGTGTTCGCTCAAAATTATTCCACTGATTCATCTAGTTCTCCTTCGTCCTTGATATCTTTCTTCTTCTTTAGTTCGGCTTCCTTCTCTTCTTCTTCTTCGAGGATCTCTTTGTCAAACGTAGGTTCAATATCTTCGTCCCTAAGTACGGCCTTAACCTTACCTTGTTTGTCTTTAATTTTTAGATTCATCTTCGTCTCCTATTAGTAAATCGTCAAATCGATTTATTAATTCTTTATTTGTTTTAATATGTATAATACGTTGTGGTTCTGACTGATCTAACATACCATATATAATCTTACCTTTTATATGGACATCACCATTGTGGTCTATTGAGAATACCTCATTACCATCTTGATTTTTAATTGAAAGTACTTCCCCTGATGTCATAATCATTGAGCTTACAGGTAGGTCTTCACAAACCGCTATGTTAATATGGGCCATCCCATCTGAAATATTACCACTATACAGTCTTTGGTTTAACGTGAGGGAAGCATTAAATATAACAGATTCACCATCTAGGGTGTCAAACGTAATAGACATATCTATAGGGTGCCATGTGGTCATATTAGTTTGGTAATCCCCAGTTAGGTGATCCTCATGTGCCACTCTATTGCGTTGACTAAATCTGTCTATTTGAATCATGCTATTCTCATTAATAATAACCGTTTCACCATGATCTACCAATGCCATTAGCTCCAAGGTGTGTGTGCCAGCTGTAAATGGACCTATTGTCTGGTGAATATCACACTGTTCTGTTCTTTCTCTATTATCCGGCAGCTCCTGTCTTACACATATGGCAGGAGGATCTTGGCCATCTATTCGATATCCTATTTGTACACTCATGATTTACATCTCTCTGGGTGCGGGCACTTACATGTTGGACTAGGGTAGAACAACTCTTCTTCAATATTATCTACGATACCTAATATGGTTTCTTCAGTATCTTTCATAAATGTTGGGGTCGCTTTGATCGATGTCTTGTTCAGATTCTTATTCAGATTGTATCGTATCAACGTACAATTAGACCGACCAAGTGATCGTTTTAATAGGTATAATTTAGCCTTGGCTTCTATGTCTGTCTCTAGTTGCCATCGTAAGTTGTGAGTATCTCTTACCGTTCCAAACTCTAGCAGTGTGACTTCTTCCTTTGGACCATGTAGAACCACATCAAAAACAGTCTGAAAGTGGATCTTTTCTACACTTGCCTTATGAGATAGATTAACAATACGCGGAACTCTCTTGTCGGACCCATACACCTTGTCCATAAATTTCTTAATGATTAACCAACCTTCTACAGCTCTTTCTGCCAGCTCATCTTCCCCTAGATCTCCAGCCTCTTGTCTCCATATCTTATCCCACTTGTTAACCATACTTCCCTCTAGCACCTTCTTATTGTTGCTCATTTCAAAAGAATATAAGTAAGTTAAGGCTCGCTTGAGGGCAATCAACAGTGGATCTACAGCAGGCTTTGTTCCAAACTTACACAACATAGGACATACAGTGTAAGCCTTAAGCTCTGTAGTTGTAATGATCATTTATACACTCCACTTAGAGGCGGCTAACTTGTCTATATTACAACCGAACTGCTTGACTCCCACCTTCTTACACTTTGGACAATGGGTCTTTTTCTTGTAGTCCTTCATAGGGAGTGATTCCGTATACGTATCTTGTGTACATTCCTCATTTTCGCACTTGTATTCATATCGTGGCATGTTATTCCTCGTCTATCCATATAAGTGTTTCATGTTTAAAGTCTTCTGTTGTTAGAAATATTTTATCTGTTTGTAAGTGAGAACAGTTGTCACATACTATGTCATATATACCAACACCATGCTTTTCGTCTCGCGTATCACAATGGATACATTTATGTATAAATGCAGGTCTATTCTGAGCCAAATTATGTACCACTTGTGGTGTGCCGAACTGACATCCATCTACATCAAGCTGTAGCATACCATTGCGAATTTGATCTAGCTGTCCAATAGATATCTGCTGATGAACGTCGGCATTAGTGAAAGTTATAGAATCCTGCATCGTATAGAGAAGCTGTTGCTTCTCATTTAGCTTACACCATGCACGTGTCAAAATAAGAGCTATAGTGTTGCGAGATCTCTCTATAAACTCTTCCCACGTCTCTAGCTTCACTGGGTGAGGCTCCAGGTCAACTATAGGAGCGTCCATCACCTCACTTAACCGCTTAGAATGTTGTAGATATAGTTGCTCCGAGTCCATATGATCCAAAATCTCCTATTCCAAATGACGCTGTTGGGTACAGCCAGATGTCACTGATTAGTGGTATAAATTTACCAAGGTTATATCCTATAGGACTCAGTGTAACTTGTGGTTTCTTAAAGCCATCTCTAGTACCTAGACCCATTCTCGCAAATCTCCATACGTTATCATTCTTTGTCTTGCCATATGCCATAACACTAAAGCCTAGATCAGGACCCAGTATACCCGCACCAGTCAAACTGGCCCCTACGTTCAATCCAAAGTCCAGATGCGGAGCCCACAAGAAAAACTGACTTTGGTTAGGCATAGTCTGTTTAAATATAGAACTTACAATGGGTAATTTAAATGGTTTGCCTTTACTTTCAGCATCTTGGTTGTTGTATACCACCAGCTCGTTCTCTGGAATAATCTGGTCATCCTCAGTTAGACCTAGGACAGTATTGATATGAAACTCTAACTCATATGTCCCCACGGTCCAAGGTTTCTCAGACCCCACCTTATACATAGACCACGCCATAGGTAACCCCTCTTCATTCTTAATCTTTTTGAAGTCCTGCGTAGTCTTGGTCCCGTCTGGAAGCTCTACCTCTGCCGTGTGGTCACTAGCTGCATCCTTCTCAACATATGATTCTAATTTTGCTACTGTTTGCCCTACTGTTGTAACTTGTCCGCCTAACTTCTTGATATCAGCCTTCATAATACCGAAGTTGCCTGATATCTCCTCGCCAAACTCATTGAGATCATGCTTGGTAACGAACTCATTAGACGCTCTAGCCACATTCTCAGCCAATTGCTGATAAGCAATCGTTTGATTGTCAATCTTTGAAGTCAAGTCTGTATATAATCTCCATCCAAAGAACAGACCTACGCCAATCAATGACATGTATACTAAATCTTTTGCGTTGAAGCCCCACTTCATGTCTTTCCCCTTTTCTTACGTTTTTTACGTTTCTTTTTTCCTATTGGTTTTCTCGCTACCAGTGTTGGTTTTGGATCGAGTAGTGCTGCTGTCTTCTTGGCTGCTCGCTTCTCAGCTCGTTTCTTAGCCGCCTGTGCTCTCTCGTGCTGAGCTAATAGCTTCTCTTCTTTGGTCGGTTTAACACTTCTAACAAGTTCTCTAGGTATCTTAACCTCGGGCGTCTTAGCGCCACGGGGTTTTTTTATGCGTCCACCCTTAATAGATCTACTGCCCTTCTTAGAATCCTCGTTATACAAGTGCATCTTACTCTGAGCATCCTCTAGATATATATGGTATATAGGGGACAGTCTCTTAGTTTTAGAGTAGTCGTCCTTCTTAACAAAGGCAATTTGCTTAGCCGCTACACGATATACCTTACCTTCAAAATCCAGTAACACACCGGGTTCTAACAGTCTCGCGTCAGTGCCATAGTCCAGGCTAAACATGTAGTCGTCAGTACATCTATAGAATCCTAGCCCCTTCACTCTGCGTGCCCTCCAAAAGTTTAAATTCTTATCGTTTCCTGGCATTTTCTTGAAATACCACTCCCACATATTCGTCATAGTGATATGCTTCCATAAGAAAATTGTATCATTTTTTGGGACAAGAGTCAAACCCCCTTAATTACTACAGGATATCTTCCTTCTTAACGTCCTCTTCTTTAAACTGTTCTTTACGACTTAGATACTCTTCTCTAGCCTTGTCTGCATCTACGTTAAGGTAACGTCCGGCAGCGGGATAAAGATCGAACAATAGCTTTCCCTTAAAGCTACTAATTTTATTCTTTCCTACAGTTAACATAACGCGTGGCAATACTTCACCATTTTTCTCATGCACAATCAATGCCTTATCTTGCTTCGCATGTACATCATTGTATAGATGGCCGATAAAGTTAGCGTCATATTGGATAGCTCTGGTCTCTGCGATATTACTATTGTTTGGAATAGTGCCTGGTTCTAGTTTGGTATACTCTACTGTAGCCATAACAGTGACATGGTGCTTGGTTGCAATTACCTTGGCGTAGTTAGAGAGTCTTTTAAACTTATCTCGTATTTCCCTGGCCTTATCAAAGTCTGTTGCTTTATGAAAATTGTCTAATATATATACGATGTTACGGTCAGGATACTTCTCTTTATAATATCGAACGAGACTCTCTCCATATGTCATACTACCACCGTGTGTCACATCTTTCACAACTAGGCGCCCCTCACGTACTAGTGAGAAGACCTTCTTGTATCCCATATCTCTGAACTGAAGGATCTGTTTGTACCCTGCTTCATCCTTGTACTGCCTCGGATATATAACCTTGTTGATAGCTAGGTCCAATCCCCCATAACCTTGAATAATAAAGCGTGGCAAGATCTGAGAGATGGTGTCATCAATCGTATGATATATAACACAGGCATTGTTGGCGGGATTGTTAGCGATTTCATAGGCCAACTGACACATCATGCTAGTTTTACCTACATTCTCCACACCACCGAAACACATGAAGACATCTTTCTTCCAGTCTCCATCCATACGTTTACCCAGTGCTCCAAACCCTATGTTCTCCAAGAAAAAGCCAGCAAATCCTTCCCTATGTTCTTCGTATTCTTTCTGTGTTCTCATGAAATCTAAGAAGTTAGTCTCACTCATAAGGTCTTCGTCATACCTGTCACTCATTTCATGAAGCTTGTTGAGTGTGTCAGACAAGACACTGGTTGCCTCGGTTGGATTGTTCTTAACCTCTAAGAATGCGTGCTCTAGGATAAGGTCTTGTTCTTTAGATCGATTAGCATCCTTGAGACTGCTAATGCGTCTTACTTCAGCCATAATAGACTGTACCCCGACTACTCCCCCAATGAATTCAGACAGTTGCCCTGCCATGATCTCTCTCTTGACATAGTTTGGTTCACAAACGATAAGCGGTATCATTGTACTGCACACTGCTTGTGGTTCATCTGTGTCTGGGTATTGGTTTAGTCGCCAGTCAAAAGCATCCCACTTCTTGAGCTTGTGAAATTCTTCCACTCCTTTGGTTCTTAGGAACTCATCGGGATCTAGTTCTTCTGGTAGTACCATTACATGTATGTTTAAGTCCTTGTGGTTACTAAGTTTTTCGTCTAATAGTTTCTTTGTCTTCTCTTGTCCAGGTGTATCACCATCAAGACACAAGACAATATCAAATATTTCCATCTCCTTAAGTGCTAGGATATGTTGTTCAGTAAAGGCCGTGCCACCTATGGCTACACAATTAAAAATACCATGATGATTTGCAGTGATAACATCAGTGTATCCTTCCATGATAATAAGAGGTGGTACAAACTTCTTGGCCTTATGTATACCATATAGTCTTTTGCCCTTCTGATAAATATTACACTTTAGCCCTGTGGTCTTCTGGTTAGTATACTTAGGGGTGTTACTGGCACCCTTCTTATAGTGTAGATTACGTGCAGCAAATCCAACTGGACGCCCCCACTCATCACAGATAGTAAAGACCATATTCTTATTGTTAAAAATATCTGGACGCTTGAGGTCAATCTCATCTAGGAATTGATTGTCCCACCCTAATGTTTGTAGTGTCTTAATGAATCGTTCATAGTCAACAGTGCCTATCTTGTGTTCTTTCAACAACTTATAGTCCCAGTTTCGACGCTTAACCTCAGCATTCAGTGTTCTTTTGTTCGCTGTTTGCAAGTCTGTAATGATATGGGTTGCGTCAGCATACGCACTATAGATATTAAATTTATAGATATCTTCATCCGACAGTTCGCCCAACTGTAGTTCAACGTTATATTTCTCAGCCAACGGTTTGAGACTTTGCTCAATCCATTCAATTCCTCGGACTGGTTTATTCTCTAGAAAATAAGAAGCGTGAAAGATATTGCCTGATGCACCACAGCCGAAGCAGTGGAACACAGTCTTATTCTCCAATAGTCCGCAAGAGGGGTCCTTATCTTCATGATCAGGACTAAGACATGAGAAATTTTTAGATGTATCTATACCCTGTTCTTCCAGATAGGAAGACAGATGTACACAAACCTTATTTGCAGCCTCTCTAATTACATCGTATCTTGACATCTCTACCTCTAATCATATATTAAATCATCCGTACGTTCTCGTTTAACAATTTGTACCTTTGTAATAGCACGAGAAACCTCTCGATTTTTGTTAAAATTATCAATCATTTTTTTCATCTGAGTAGTCATCTCAGTGTCACTAACGGCATATATCTTCCCCTCAACCAGCCAAACGAATAACCTGGTTAGGCTTTCACATATATCTTGATCACGAGGGTCTTCGTGTTCCCAGAGGATTGACCTAGTCAAATCTAACTGGGTTACGGTATTCACCATTAGGCACTCCAGCAAAACTTCTTATAGGGGCAATATGAACACTGCCAATCACCAGGTCGATTGTTAGGGTTCTTAGAGTTGCGTTTAAACTTTTGATAATTGGTTTTACTTACGCGTCCCTTACTATAGAAGCGCTCAATCTCATTGTCATCATAGTAAAGCTTGAATTCAGAAGGTGGTACATCTCGATTAGTAATGTGCTCTGTCAACAGCGAATACCTATCATATATATCCTGGATAGTGTATCGTGTCTCCACATTGCCATTTACCACCACTCTATCTGTGCCCTCCACAGGTCTAACCTCTATCTTAAACTCGGTTCGAGCTGCATTACCTCTCTCTAGATAAATCATCTTAAAGTAAGGCAATTGATTCTTAAACTCATTAGCATAGACGACTGTCTGTAAGAGTTGAGATTCTTTTGGCTTGCCAGTGACAGACCTATTGCCAATGATTTGTGTCTGTGCAAAGTAACCATAGAAGCTCTTAACCTCTACTCCATACTTCTCGCCATCAGGATTCTTACAAATAGCATCCAACTTTCCCTTGATGTTGTAATTATTATTGTAGAATTCTACATCATCATCTACCCATACGCCCATTTGTTTCCACTGTTCAAGAAAAACATCTTCGACCATGTGACCCATGGCAAAGATAAACTGTGATCTTGCATTTGGAGACTCTCTTTCTTCTCCTGTGAAGCGTAGATAGGCAGCCCTCATACAAGTGCCAAGCACTTCTTCTGTTCCATCTGGGTGAGTAATTTTTACCGAAGCCTCTGAAGGATACAAGTGAGGTTCACGAGTAGTAACGGTTCGTGGCCTAACTAAATGTTCCTCAGTGTGTTTCAATAAGCTATAGTCACCGCTAACATTTTCTTCTGTAATTATGTTGTCAATTTTATTCATCGTCATCCAATATTATATTATTAAATCTGTGGACATTAGTAGTGCCAAGATCTTGGTCATGATATCCACAATCTACAAAGATATGGTCCGGGCTATCTACGGTGCCCCTAAAGTGAGGGCATCGCTCACACCAATCTGCATCGGCGGTACTAGGCTGCGGGTGAGGTGGGTTCTTCGGACACTTCCCCGCTGGGCTTTTCATCCGTGGATTCTTGCACTTCAACAGGATCAGGTGTATCTGAGGTTCCTTCTTTTCCTTGTGCTGCATCTAGAGAGGCCTCCTTCGCTTCTTCTTTCACCTTGTTAAGTTCATCGTCTTCAGCCTTTTTCTTCGCGTCTGCTACTAGTTTTTGTTTCTCTTCCATTGGCTTTACAACATACTCTTGGTACGCATCTTTGAATTCATCTTCTGTGAACAAAGCCTTCTTATCTTGTAGAAGTTTGAAGAGTGTTACTTCACGAGCAGAGCTTGTAGTAATATGCATTTCAAGGGCCTGAGTCTGATAGGATAATTGCTGAATGGCCTGACTCATGTCTGCTACTACGCCACTCATCTCCATTAGAATAGTTAAAGCCTCTTGTGATGATAGTTTCTGACCGGTGGTAAGCTTCTTTTCTAGAATCTTTTCTGCTTCGGTCTTGTTCTTCTGAGCCTTATTGATATCAATAACTTTATTCATTTCCTTCTCCTACTTTCTGAAATAATATTTACCAGCAACGACTGCGAAATCTCCAGTCACAATAATGTTTTCTTGGGTAACTTGCTTTTTAACTGGGTCGATGTGTGCAATACCGAACCCTTGAATGTATGTGTCCTTGCCTTCCTGATATACTACAGGTGTTTTGGACATACAGCCAGTATTCATCCATGTCATCTTGCCCATAGGAACACTGGTATTAACCTCTACGCGTGGCTTATGTGTGTGGCCATTAGTACCAGAGATGCCAAACTTCCAGTCCTTTTCATGAGAGGCTACATAACAATCATAATAAACTTTAAAGTTTTCTTTAACTTCATCTTTCACTTCGCCAGCTTTATATGCACTTAGATCTATCTTGGCTACTAGGTTAATCTTATACTCATCTAACCCAAAGATATCTTTTAACCTTAACCCCATAACATCATGCAATAGTATCTTCATGGCTGGTGATTTATCAGAGAGGTATCGCATCAACCTAAATTCATGGTTGCCAATAATAAGATCAATGTCTGCATCTGGACATGCTTTTCTAAGCGTACCAAAGATGTTTTGTTTTACAAAGTTAAAGCGCCCCACAATATCAAAGCACCGTGGATCTATCTCAAATCTACTAAACTCATATAGATCAAAGATGTCTCCATTCAAAACAATATGGTCCGGCTGTAATCGCTTTGCCGTGTCCAAGAAGACGGCCAACATGAAAGGATCTGTATCAATGTCATGGAAGTCACTACCAATTAACATAGTTTTGATACCTGTCTTAGATCGTACACGTTCATATTTTCCGTGATAAGGTTTGATTTCTGTATCATAATACTTTCTAAATACATCAAGGGAATCATGTAGAGCGATCCCTCGTTCGATGGATTGTACCATCTTGCTTTTACCAATACCACCTTTGCGTTTGAATTGTACAAACGTACCAAAGTGTCTTGACCATGTCGAATCTGAATACTTACCATGGATTCGGTAAAAGTCTCTGCTCACATCTTCAAAAGGATACTTTTGTCTAATCTCGACAATATCCTTAAGGCAGTCTTCAGCGGTAGCAAGAGGATCATATTTCTTTTTCGCTTCTATCTGCTGAGCAAGTGCCCGTTTAGTGGGCTTCTTTTTCTTTTCTTTACTCATCTTATTGAATCTCCTTTATTTGTATATCAGGCAGTTGCGCTAGGGATAATTTTAGTTCCTGCGTATACTGTATGTTTCCGCAATGCATGCCTAGCCCTCCCATATACAGGTAGAGCGGGGTGTCTCCCGCGTTATCGTGTACCAATTCATACACTTGATGGGCCATTAATTGTATGTTATCAGGTGTGTAGTCTTCCGTCAACATTAGATTTACTTTTAAAGATCTTTTATGTATGTTAGATAAATCACTAATAGAGTTGAGAAACAGTTTGACTGTGCTGTCGCCCTCTCCAGATACTTCAATGTTAACGTTCCCATTAATTTTCACGATATTATCTTGATTTAACATATGTTTATAGCGTCTATAGTATTTGGGGAATACTATGACTTCCAGGATACCCTCTAAATCTTCTAAAGTAAAGATACCCATTTCCTCACCTCGCTTGGTGCGCACAATTCTAATGTTGGAGATTAGGCCAAGCATACTGGCCTGGCTGTTATTATAGCATTCTTCTAGGATGTTACCAGTCGTTACGTCACACATCTCCTGTGGATTATTTTCCATAAATCTCAACAGAGGATTAGATGTGATATAAAATCCTACTCTATCCTTCTCCATTCTCACCAAGGCATCTTCATCATATTCTGGAAGCACCGGTGGTACTACCTTCACTGGCTCCTTAGGCTGTCTCTTTTTTCGTATCTTCTTGCCTTCAGATAACGCTTGTAGATATTCTTTCTCGAAATTATTGAAATCTTTTAACTTCTGTTTGTATGTATCATATTTTTTGTAGTACTTAATAAGATCCTCTAGAACCCTCTTGGAAATAGATCGTTTGTGTCCCATACTATCAAAGGCTCCGGCCTCAATCAGGGCATCAATAACCTTACGGTTTACCTTAGAACCATCCACCCTGTCAATGAAGTCATCCAAACTTTCGAATGGTCCATGACGTCTGGCTTGAATGATCTTTCTTATAGCTGTTAGCCCGACATCTTTGATAGCTGTGAAGCCAAACCTAATAGAGTTACCTGATACAGTGAACTCCTCATTGCTGGCATTGACGTCTGGAGGCAACACCTCGATGTTGCTTTTACGACACGCTGAAATATATTTGATAATTTTCTCTTGCTTGTCCTCTGTACACATAAGAGCACACAAGAACTCTACTGGATACTTATGCTTAAGGTATGCTGTCTGATACCCAACCATAGCATAGGCAATAGCATGGCTTTTGTTGAAACCATAGCTAGCGAACTCTTCGATATCAGCGAACACCTTCTCGGCATCCTCCTGAGATATATCATTCTTCCCACAACCGCTGATGAATTTCTCTTTCTGTTCGGCCATCTTCTCGGCAATCTTTTTACCCACAGCCTTGCGTA